GGTACTCATTGAAAGCCGCGTCTGATATGGAATCGCTGACAACCTCTTTTGAGACTATGATGGGCAGTGCGGAAGGCGCGAAGAACATGATGGAAGAGCTTGTCAAGTTTGCGAACGCCACGCCTTATGAGTTGGAAGAGGTGGCGAATGCGGCGCGATCTTTAATGGCGGCGGGTGTAGGGCCGGAAGAGATTACTAAAAAATTGACATTGCTTGGCGATATCGCGTCAACTGCCAAAATACCGCTCGATGAGCTTGTCAGAGTTTACGACAAGATGAAAAATAAGGGGAAGGCAAGTCTTGAGGAGTTAAATCCGATTGCTGAAAAGGGCATACCCATATTTCAGGCACTCGCTGACACGATGGGCGTTACTAAAGATCAGGTTTTCGATATGGCAAGCAAGGGCCGGATAAGTTTTCAACTGGTCGAGGCCGAACTCGAAAAGATGACAGAGAAAGGCGGGCGGTATTTTCAAGGGATGTTAAAACAGTCAAAGACTTTCGCGGGCGCGATGTCAAATTTTAAAGGCGTGATTGACGCAACTGCGGTATCATTCGGAACTTTTTTAATGAATGAAATGGGACTGAAAGACGGGCTGGTGTCGCTGACTATATGGCTTGATGAAGCAAGAGTAAGTTTTCAGAGGTGGATAAAAATTCATCCGACATTATTTAAATGGTTAGTAATTGTGGCCGGTGCTATCGCAACAATAGGCCCGTTACTTTTGATGCTGGGTTCCTCAATCGGCATGGTCGGAATGGCCATAACCGGACTTGGAAAAGCATTCTCTGTAATTGGTTCATTAACAATGAAGGGAACTTCGATGGCATTGTTAAAAATTGTAATAATCGCGGCGGCGATCTTGGCTATAATGTATCTGGTAAAAAAAGCGTTCGATGCAATTGATAACATGAAATTGAAAAGCATAAACGATAGATTATCGGATATGAAAAAAGCGATTAAATTTAATGAAGTTGAATTAAAATTAGCAGAAGGCGCCGGTGATAAAGATAAGGTTTCAAGTCTACAGCAAAAAATAAATCAATTGATGAGAATGCAAGTAGACATCGAAAAAGAAAAAAGAGAACTGACCGGAGATGAAAACGAAGGCGAAAAAAATATAATAGAAAAGATAAAAGATAAAACTGATAAAATAAAAGAGATGTTTCAAACTGCCGAATCTGGAAGCGGAAAAGCTAAAGAAGATTTATATACCGATAGCGCGGTTTATAAAGCTAATCAGAATATTGCGTCCGAACAATTGAAGGCTTCGGTATCTAACGGAAGCAAGTCAGAGGTTCATATAGTTTTGGAATTACCGGACGGGGTCAAGGCGATTGCTAAAAATAAAAAGACTGATAGAAATACAAACTTGATATTTGATATGAATTATAACGCCGGATATTTGAATCCGGGATTGGCAGGCGGCTGATGTGGCGCGATAAATTAACATGGACATCGGGAAATTACGGCAAGGCTTCTTTTAGAGGTGCGCCTTTCTTTGTCGCCAATGCAGAGACTGGAGTTGGTCGCAGGACGGAGGTTCACGTTTACCCAGATACGAAGGCCGGAATCAATAAGGATTATGTATGGGCAGAAGACCTCGGCGCGGAAGCTGACGAGTTTGTTGTCGAAGGTTTTGTTATTCAGAATTTAGACAACGGCTTTGACCATTTCCCCGAACGTGACAAACTTATAAAAGCATTAAAAACTTATACCGATGTAAAAAAAAGAAATGTCGGAATTTTGGTTCATCCTTTTTATGGAAAATTGGAAGTCTCTCTTGTCGGAAAAGCAAAGATAACAGAAAGCCTTACAAAAGACGGCGGGATTGCCCGCTTTCAAATGACCTTCGTGCAATACAATAAACCAATTTCTAAACAGCAAGTACCGGATCCGGACGCGGTTGTCGATCAATCAGCACTTGATGCAATCAATGATGCGCTTGATAGCTTTACGGCACTGATGAGAACTGGCGGAAATTATTTATCAACTTTGACAAGTCGTATCTCCAGTGTTATGAATAAAATGCAGACGGCCATAAGCGCGGTCACGGGCGCGGTCGCAAGCACGATAAACACGGCTTTAAATTTGGTATCTTCTTCAATAGCCTTGATCGATTCTGTTTTAAACGCGCCTTGCGATTTGGCAAATTTGATTTTGAACGCTTGCGATGCTATTAAGCAAATACCTGGCATGGCCGGAGATGTCATTCAAGGCGGTATCGTGGGCGGTTGTAGCGGTATCACAAGAGGCAATCAGACCGTACTTGACGGGGTTATAGTCCCTGAAGAGATTGGAACTTCGGCGTCAAGAAATTTAGCACTGCAAAGTAATTACACGGATGCGAGCTTCGGGCAGATATCCGCAGAGCAGGCGGATAATTTAACGCTTGTTAATAACATGGCACAGACGGCGATGATCGGAAACGCTTGTATGATATCTATCAGGACGGACTTTTCAAGTCAGGATCAAATGCTTTTAACACTTGCGGAAGTAACGGCCGCGCTCGATAGTTTGATTGATAGACTCGGCGCGCAAAATGACAACGTATCTGATGAGACATTATTCCAGTCTATCCAGAAATTAAGGGCGGATTACATAACATCAATGATGAATAAGTTTTCCAATCTTGCGAAGGAATATGATTATAAAGTTATGCCGGATGTGGAATCGACTTTGACTCTGGCTTACAGAAAATATAACGATCTTGATAGGGCGGATGATATCACTTACAGAAACAAATTAAGACATCCTGGGTTTTTGCCGTCCGGTGATAATGTCAGGTTATTGAGTGAATGAAATGAGCAGACTTGTACTTAAAATAAATAATTATGAGTACAGCGGATTTGAGGATATCTCAATTTTTAAATCCATGAATACAATATCCGGGCAGTATGGATTATCTATAATGAATTTTTTCAAAGGCGGGACAACGATTAAAGATATCAAAATGGATTACGCGGTTAAATTAGAAATAGACGGGACTCCGGTTATCAACGGCTGGATTGATAAGATGCCGATACGATACGGAAAAGATTATGACCGCATGGATATTTTCGGACGTGATAAGACTTGTGATTTGATAGATTGTTCTTTTGACTTTACGCCGAACGAGTGGAAAAAACAGACCGTTTATAATTTGATTAAAAATTTATGCAAACCGTTTTCAATCGATGTGACGCTTGACTCATCGGTGACAACTCAGGGAAATATTCAGGTTGAAAGTTTTAAGGCGAACGAAGGCGAAACGGTATTTGAACAGATCGCGGAACTTTGCCGAGATTATGCAATCATCCCACTTTGTTTGAACGATGGCAAGGTCACACTGACAAAGGCAACGACTGACAAATTTACCGTTGACGGAATTACGACGAGTATAAACGCAAAGTCCGGATACCTGGATCAGAGTAATGTAAATCGATATTCTACATATAAAGTCAAAGGCTATGGAATCGGAAATGATAATAAAACTCTGGCAGATTATATTTCCTGCAGTGGTAGTTTTTCAGATTCCACAATATCGAGGGTCAGACCTCTGGTGATTTTCGCGGACACGGCAACGAACACCGGACAATGTATTAACCGTGCAAAGTGGGAGGCGCGTCTCAGGGCCGGGCTTTCACGCAGACAAGAATATGAAGTGCAAGGCTGGACTCAGAGTAGCGGGCAACTCTGGGAAATAAATAAACTTGTGAAAGTGGATGATAGTTTTACCGGATATAAAGCGACAATGTTAATAAGTGATATCAATTATATCTATTCTGCAGGGACCGGAGAGATATCAAGGATAACAGTAGTTGATAAAGACACTTATAATTTAAGCAATAACGCCATAAACATAAAGAGTAAATATGATTAACGAGTTTACAAAATTTATCGATCCGATCAAGCGCAAAATATATTTGATGGTCGGGCGTGCTATATTAACAGCGGTAAAAAATACCGGAAAAACTCAGATGATACAAGTAACCGGATTGAAGGATGAGACTATCAGCGACATTGAACGGATGCAGGAATACGGATTTGAAACATATCCAAAAACCGACTCGGAAGCTACTATAAATTTTATCAACGGCAATCGGGATCATGGACTTGTGATTTGTATTTCCGACAGACGATACAGACCGACGGATTTGACGGAAGGCGACACCCGGCATTATGATTATCGCGGAAATAAAATAACGTGTAAAAGTACCGGAATTGAAATTGAATGCAAAAACGGGAATAAAATAGAATTGGTATCAGGAGAGATGAAGGTGAACGGTACCAACTTGGAGGTGTTATTGTGAGTCTTGAAATCGCAAACGAAGATTTTGCAATCACGATTACACCATCCGGAGCTTGGATGCCGGGGACTCCTGAATATACGATGTTCAAGGCGACTAAATTGAAAGTAAATACAAAATTCGCTTTAATCTGGCATTTACTCTGGCAGTTAACCGCGCTCGATTGTGTTCTTGCTGGACATACTTTGACAAATGGCGCGGGTATGATAATGCCTACAGGAAATAAATGTTTTACAAATGGAGACAATCCATTGAGGCGAACTGATTCTGGAAAATGCAACGGAGTTTTCAAAAATAATGCTGATCCGGCGGTTACTGTTTTATGTAGCTGTAATTATGAGATTACGAACGCGGGACAGAATAAGGCTTTGTGTAACTGATGGCGAACGATATAAAAATAATATGGGATGACGACCTTGCAGAAGGAGACATCCAATTTGACAACGGCGATTTGGTAAGAGAGCCGGGACTTGAAACGGCTGTCTTAATGTCGTTATATACCGATAGACTGGCGGACATTGATGACATATTGCCGGATAGCCAGTCAGACGATCGGCGCGGATGGTGGGGGGATTTAATAAATAATACGAACGATGACCAGATCGGATCGCGGTTATGGTTGCTTGAACGCGCAACGACAACAACGGAAACTTTAGTTGATGCCAAATTCTACATTGAAGAGTGCTTACAGTGGATGATTGACGACGGAGTTTGTCAAGATATTGAGGTCGAAGTAGAGAGACAAAATAGAGATGACGGAAGCGCAACACTGGCGGCAAAAATTTCAATTCTTAAATCGGACGGTACGACAACAGCTATTAAATTTTCTGACTTATGGGACGCGCAAATAGGAGAATAAAATGCCTTTTGACAGACAAACATTATCGGAAATAAATACTCAAATTGAAACTGATATTACATCGAGGATAACCGGCGCGGTTACTTTACTCAGGCGATCAATTTTAAAAATCTTTGCGCGGGCCTACGCGGGCGCGGTCCATCTTCTTTATGGAAATATCGAATATAACAAAGATCAGCTTTTCGTAACGACGGCAGACGCGGAAAATTTGGAATTGCACGCTAACGAATATGGTATAAGCAGAACGGCCGCAGTCAAGGCTACAGGCACGGGAACGGCTACAGGTACGAACGGGACTGTCATCCCGATAAGTACAGAGCTACAATCAAGCAGTAACGAGGTCTATCTGACAACAGCGGCGGCAACTATTTCCGGGAGTTCAATAACATTATCTTTAAGCGCGAAGGTTGCCGGAGCTGATGGAAACGAGGTCGGCGGCGCGGTCTTGACTTTTGTCTCTCCTATTGCCGGTGTTGACACATCGGTCACGGTTGCGACTGCTGGCATAGACGGCGGCACGGATGAAGAGACTGACGATGATTTAAGGACACGGACTTTAACACGTAAAAGACAGGCCCCTCATGGCGGCGCGGACTTTGATTATCCCGTCTGGATGAAAGAATGTTCAGGGGTGACAAGAGCATGGAGTATTCCGCTTTATCAGGGAATCGGAACTATAGGGTGCGCGTTTGTACGAGATGACGATGCCGATATAATTCCATCGGTCGCGGAAATTGCAACGGTCGAGGCATATATCAAAAGTCACGCCGATCCGATAACGGGAAAGACTATCGGAATACCAGCGACAGCGGAAGCCGGGCTGTATATGATACAATTAACTCCGATGACTTGTGATTTTTCAATTTCAATTTATCCAAATACGTCAGCAGTTCAAACGGCGGTTGAAGCTAAACTTGAAGAGCTTATTTTAGAGGAAGGCGGGCCGGGGCAGACTTTATATTTAAGTCAGATAAGATCGGCTATAAGCGCGGCGGTCGGAGAGGACTTCCACGATTTGACATATCCGACTGCGGACGTGACTGCTTCAACTGTTCAGATTCATGTCATGGGTACGATTACATGGAGTAATTATTGATGAGAACTTATAAAGAATATAGAAGGCTTCTACAAAGTCTTTTCCCGCGTGGTAAGTTCTGGACGCGCGCGGAGAGCGCGACACTTACCCAGGTATTGAACGGGCTGGGCGAGGAGTTGTCACGGGTCGAGGGCAGGGCAGAAGATTTGATTATCGAGTCTATCCCGTCAAAGGCGAGCGAGACTTTGGAAGAGTGGGAAGAAGATTTTAATCTGCCCGAGTTCGGATTAAGCCTTGCAGATTCAACAGCAGGACGGCAAGCGAGTATAAGCGCAAAACATGTGGCGGTCGGTCAGCAGAACAAAGAATATTTCGAAGAGATAGCTCTTGCACTCGGATATAATATAAGCGTTACAGAATTTCAAAAGAGCCTCGCGGGAATTGCAACGGCCGGACATGATGATATCGAAGTCTGTATAAATGAAAGCGGATTACTTGACGAAGAGGCAATATGGACAGATCCAATACACGGGATAGATGACGGGGAATTTAACTTAAACACTTTAAAACTCTGTTCGTCATTTGACGGAGTTGACGGGTCAAAAGCATATACCGATCCGATACAAGGCGCGGCGACATTTGTCGGAACTGCTCAATTAGATACGGCACAAAA